CGACAACTGAGGCGGTTGTTAATGAAGTGAGCAACGACTATGACTTCCGCGTGGAGTCAAACGGCAACACTCACATGCTGTTTGTCGATGGAGCAAATGATCGCATTGGCATCAATGATAGTGGCCCGGACGTTATTTTTTCTATAAAAGGATCTGGAGGCCCCGTTGGCAGAATCCAAGCAACGGATCAATCAAATGCACGTTTAAGAATTCAAGCTGGAAACACCAGCGAATCTTTCTTGGAATTTGGCGATAGCGACGACACTGATGTTGGTGAAATTGTTTATTCGCACAGCACCAATAGTATGCGGTTTAGAACTAATGGTTCTGAGCAAGCACGCATAGATTCAAGTGGCAATTTTGGCATTGGCACTTCTTCGCCTGGGTATAAATTTGAAGTTTCGGAATCTTCAGCAAGCAGTTTAGTTAGATTTGTTGGTGCTAATTCTGCCAACCTTGTTTTCAGAAACGGAACCAGCAATGTATTTGAATTGAATGCAGGTGGTAGTAATGATGCGTTGTCATTTGGCACGGGTGGCAATAATGAGCGGATGAGAATTTTCTCAGGCGGCGGCGTTGGAATTGGGACATCTACTCAGATTGCATCATCCCAACTGACTGTAGGTGGCACCAATGGGATGTTTGTTCGCAGCAACGGAGTAGATGGCACATTTGCTGACCTTTTGTCGTCGTATTACACCGGTAATAACAACGAAAAAAATACTATTGGGTCTTCAGTTTCAGGTAACGGAGCTAATAGCGGTTTTCAATTTAGGGCCTCTGATGGCAGTGGTGCTTCTAGCCAGACCACTGTCTGCGAAATGAGAAAGAGTGAGTTCCGAGTCTTCACTGACGGCACTAACGTAATGAAGGTGCTTAACAGTGGCCACCTCAAAGTAAGCAACACTGCAGGCTCAGGCAGTATTTACCACACCAATTCTAACTTTAGCTCGATGCACACAGATAGAGGCAGCAACGTTGTTGCTGGCTTTGAGAACTCTCACTCCAGCGATCCTTATGGGATAGTTATCAAGTTTTCTGGAGACAACCCTGATAATAATTCAAATTACTTTATTGAAGCCTCCGACACCTCAACCACCCGATTTACGGTTTTGTCCGATGGAGATGTTCGCAACCATGACAACAGCTACGGCTCTACTTCTGATGAAAAACTCAAGCAGGACATTGTCGACGCTGGATCGCAATGGGACGATCTGAAAGACCTGCGTGTTCGCAAGTTCAAATTTAAGTCTGACGTTGCTGCTTACGGTGATGAAGCAAAGGTCTTAATTGGTCTGGTCGCACAGGAAGCCGAACTTGTTTCGCCTGGGCTTGTGACAGACAGCCCTGATCGTGATGATGACGGAAACGACCTTGGAACGGTCACGAAGTCTGTTCGTTATTCGGTGCTCTACATGAAAGCCATCAAGGCTTTGCAGGAAGCCATGGATCGTATTGAAACCTTAGAAGCCAAAGTTGCAGCCCTTGAGGCTGGCTAAGTAAACTTCCTCTGACTTCACTTCACCATGGCTAACACCTACGTCTGGAAGATAAACGATCTTCAACGTGATCTTGCTGATGGCTTCGCACACACGGCCCATTGGAGTGTGACTGCAATCAGCGATCAGCTTGACTCTGAAGGCAACGCCTACAACTCAGGCGCTTATGGCAGCGTTGGCCTTGATCGTCCTAGCACCTTGGTGGACTTTGAAGACCTGACTGAGGCTGACATCGTGGCTGCTGTGCAGGCCAAACTCGGTGGCGATGAAAAAGTGACCGCCATCCAAGAGCAACTGGCTGCACGCATCACTGAGCAGATCAATCCGACTCAGGCGTCTGGCAAACCTTCTGGCTGGTGATCTGATGCAACGACCTGACCCGATGATTCCCTGCAAGCCAGGGGCGCAAGATGTTGTGGCTATGAGCAATCGAGTTGCATGGCTCAATTGCTTGTATCTGCATGACGAAAGGGACAAGCGAGAGCACTCCTTGCACGGCAAGTACACAGGTCTTGCTCAGAAGTATCAGCAGTTCATCGGCTGATGGCGAAACCAAAGTCTTTCACTGTCACCAACTTCATTGAGGGCAAACCTAAAAGAACTCGTCAGGGTTCAGGACGCCATTCTCTTCCTAAGAAGGGTAAAAAGCGTTATA